ATACAACATGTGGGATGAACGAGCGTGTTGCATTGGCTGAGAGGCATGGAATACCTTTGCCACCAGCCAATGAAGACCGTATCGTTGATCTGGGAAAGTTTGTTCATCGTCAGTTCAAACGAGTACCTGAGTTGGAACCAATGACATGGGAAGAACTGTTGGCAGATGTGCCAAAGAATAGAGTACCAAGAGTGAGAATGGCACGTGATGCATTGCAAACTGGGTGGAGCCAAAAGTATACGATGGCCCAATCTTTTATTAAGTTTGAGAAGTGGGAAGCATATATGGTTGATCAAATGCTGGAGAAACCAATGCAAGTCAAGTCACCACGATTGATACAATGTAGGCCACCAATGTACACGTACTCATTAGCCAAGTATTTGCGGAGAATAGAACAGTACTTGCTCACCCACGATCCTAGTGGGCGGCGATATAATAACCGCAACAGCCCGTTTGCAAAGTCAATGACATCTTGGCAGATCGGGGCAAATATAGCATATAAAGCAAGGCAGTTTAGTAACCCATGCTATATAATGCTGGATTACTCGCGTATGGACTCAACATTACGGAAGAGTCTGCGCGAGTCAGTGGAGTGGTCTCTATATAGGCGATTTATACATGATCCGTGGTTCTGGGAATTACTAAAAGCCCAGGAGCGTAATAAAGTTACAACAAGATGGGGGAATTATTGGACCATTATAGGTACCATGTTGTCAGGTGAGTATAATACGTCTATTGGAGATACGATCATTAACTGGTCGATACTCAAGTACCTTTTCCAGCAGGTACACCATGAATTGATAATCAATGGTGATGATGCTGTTATTATTATTGAGCAGGCAGATTTGGGTAAGGTTGATCTGGATTTTGGGCAGTTTGGAATGATAGCGAAAGTTGATTATGCCTATGACATTGGCGATGTGTCATTTTGCCAATGCACACCCATGCGCATTAATGGCGCATGGAGGATGGTGCGAAACTGGAATCGTGTTATGTCCCGATCAGCATACACGACTAAACAGTATGAAGGCAAGGCATGGTTGAAGTTGCTAGGTAGTATCGGTGTGGGAGAAATGTCATGTAATAACGGAGTACCAGTGCTCCAATCGTATGCTTGTATGTTATGGCGTAGCTCCGGCAATATTGTTGATGAGCGGATGTTATCAGATTACATGTACATGCGTCGAGACAAAATTACCACCCGATTGCAACCTATCACGATGCAAGCGAGGCTTGATTTTGAGTATTCATTTGGTGTCGCTATTGCAACCCAGTTGAGCTTGGAAAGCCTGTTTGATAACACGGTTTTGCCGTGTTTACCTAAGTGAGTCAATATTCCACCTTAGCGCAGCCACTATAATCTATGCGTGTGTTCCTGAAAAAACG